ATTGAAGATTTACAAGTTAAGAATATGGTTAAAAATCACAAACTTGCTCAATCAATATCCGATGTATCGTGGTCTAAATTTGTAAGAATGTTAGAATATAAAGCTAATTGGAATGATAAACAAGTAGTTAAAGTGGGTAAATTCTTTGCTAGTTCTCAGAATTGTTCAGTATGTGGATATAAAAATACTGAAACAAAGAATTTAGCTGTTAGAGAATGGGATTGTCCTAATTGTCATACTCATCACGACAGGGATATTAATGCTGCCGTAAACATACTCAATGAAGGTTTAAGGTTGTTGTCAGCCTAAAATATAACATATATAAGAACCGTAGGAACTACGGGGATAGCTTGTGGAGAGTGCATAAGACTGTGTTAGACAGCAATACTCTATGAAGCAAGAACCCTGCGACTTTAGTCGTGGGAGGTTCAGGATAATATTCAGCGTCTTGGATACTGGGTATCCTATAATCAGAAATCAGCAATAAGCCGTAACGAATGGAGAGATTGCATTATATCAAGTCCTAAGTTGTCTGAAAATCATGCATTATTCTTCGGGGTAAAATATTCAAAATCAATGCCAAATGTTTCATTAGCTGTAGCGGTACGGCTTGCAGATGAAAAAATATTTGTTGAAGCCATTGACTGCCAACCAATACGAAACAATAATGCGTGGATAATTGGATTTCTTCGTAATTGTCATGCCGATACTGTAATCATTGATGGTGCAGGTGGACAAACAATACTAAAGTCTGATATTGAGCAGGCAGAGTGCAAATGCGAAATCATTTTGCCAAAGGTTAGTGAGGTAATTGAAGCAAATTCACTTTTTGAATCAAATCTCTTCGGCAACATTATACGTCATGCAGACCAGCCTGCACTTGAACAGGCAATCTCTAATTGTGAACATAGAGCAATTGGCTCAGGTGGTGGATTTGGCTATAACTCAGTGCTTGAGGGTGCTGATATTTCATTGCTTGATGCTGTTGCACTTGCACACTGGGGATGTGCAAACTATAAGGGGAAAAAGAAACAGATAATACAGTATTAAACCTATACCACAGGGTTAAGTGGGGAAAGGACGGTCGCTATGAGCGATTTTACAGCAATTGAAACACAAGAAGAATTTGACAATGCAATAAAGGACAGGATTGAAAGAAATACACGTTCTGTAACAGCAGAAGTGAAAAAGAAATTTGAGGGATTCATTTCTCCCGATGATTTTACAAAAAAGTCATCTGACTTTACAAAACAGATTGATGAACTAAATGAAAAGCTCGAAGCAAATAGAACATCAATTTCTGATTTAACTGCAAAAAATAAAGCATACGAAATCGCATCGGTAAAAACAAAAATTGCACATGAGTACAATATTCCATTTGAAATGGCTGACAGACTTTCTGGAGAAAGTGAAGAAGATATAAAAAAAGATGCTGAAAAGATTTCTAAATTTGTATCTGGTACACATTTTTCGCCTAAATTCAAGTCAGAAGTACCACCATCAGATTCTAAAACAGCGGCATACAAATCAATGCTGCAAAATTTAAAAGGAGAATAATATATGGCAACAATAACATCATCAAGCACACTTTTTACTCCGGAACTTGTAAAGGAAACATTCAGCAAAGTTAAAGGACATTCGTCACTTGCAAAATTGTGCGCAATGTCTGCAATTCCATTTGCAGGAAACGATTATTTTACATTTACGATGGACGGAGAAGCGGCTATTGTAGGCGAAAGTGGCAAAAAACCAGCTGGGAAAGCAAATTTCGGAAAAGTTACAATTAAGCCTATAAAGTTTGTATATCAGCACCGTATTACAGATGAGTTCATAAAGCTGGCAGAAGAAAAACAAATTCCATATCTTGAAACATTCACAGACGGATTTTCTAAAAAAATGGCAAGAGCATTGGATATTGCGGCATTACATGGTGTAAATCCTGCGACAGGTACGGCTTCAACTGATATCATTGGTACTAATTATTTCGACTCAGTTGTATCACAGACTGTAGTTTATAATGCAAGTTCACCGGATGATAATATTGACGCTGCTGCTACGCTTATTCAGGCTTCTGACGGAACAATTACAGGCATAGCAATGTCGCCTGAATTTGGTTCAGCTCTTGGCTCAATGAAGACTGGCTCTGAACACGTTTCAATGTATCCTGAATTTAGATTTGGTGGAAATCCTGCGGCATTCGGTGGTGTTCCATCTGATGTCAATGGTACTGTATCTTTTGGTGCAAACCATGACCGTGCTATAATAGGTGATTTCTCAAATGCGTTCAAATGGGGATATTCAGAAGATATTCCGATAGAAATCATTCAGTATGGCGACCCTGATAATACAGGTATTGACCTCAAAGGTTCAAATCAAATATGCCTGAGAGCTGAAGCATATATTGGCTGGGGTATTCTTGACCCGACAAGCTTTGCTCGTATTGTTGCATCAGCAGGTTAATGCAAATGAATAGATACATAAATGTGCAGACAGGGGCTGCTATTGATGTGCCGTCCATTGTCATTGCACCACAATGGGAGGAAGTGACCGAAGGTGACGGCAAACTATGCGACAGTAAGCGACATAATTGCAATCGGGAAAAATCTGACGGCGGAGGAGCAGGCTTCTGCGGAGATTCTGATTCAGACAGCATCGTCTAAAATACGAATAATAGCAAGGAAATATGGCATTGACATTGATAAAAATATATCTGATACAACTACAGGAGATGACCTTTCTGTAGCAGTAAAAAATGCTGTTGTACAATCTGTTATCCGTGCGATTGATAGCCTTTCATCCACTTCTTCCGCAGTTTCTCAAAATTCGGAAACAAATGGAGCGTATAACATTTCAATGACGTATTTGAATGCAGGTCAATCGTTATATTTCTTAAACAACGAACTAAAAGACCTCGGAATTATACGTCAACGTTATGGTGCTATTGACTTATAGTGGGGTGTAATATAATATGTTTACGAATAGAAATGGTTGTACAATATATGAGAAAACAATTCAAAATCGTGCACCTACATATATAAGGCACGAAACAGGAAAAATATATTGGCAGCCGTCACGCAGTGAATCAGGGGGAAAAGATAGAACGTCAAAAAATTCTGTTTTTGTTTCAATTCCTGAATCATCTGTATCATACGTTCCAAAGGTTGACGACCGTATTGTTGATGCTATAATTCAAGAAGAACAACCACCTACCAGTGCATTGACCGTAGCTACGGTCAAAGATTTACGGTATGGCTCATCAATGGTACGACACATAGAAGTGGAGGCTGAATAATGCTGAACTTCACAGGGCTGATATTTCATAATAAATTTAATGCGGTAGCAAGTAAAAAATTCCAGAATGCTCAAAGCTGCGTTGATAATGAAGTAGTTAAGAGACTGGCTGATTACACCCCTATTGCCAAATCAATATATGCTAACTATGGAAAAATGAGCCATTCGCATAAAGTCGAAAATGCTGGAGTAATCGTCAATACAGAACCTACAGCAAGAAAAGAATATTATACAAATAAAGGCAAATCAGGTGGAATGCGCGGAAAATTGTGGCTTGAACGAATGAAAGCTGACCATAAAGACGAAATATTGAGAAAAGTAAAGGAAAATTTTAAATGAGCATAATTAATAGCGTAAGAGATTATATAATGAAGTTCCCACAGCTAAAAGATGGCTATTTGCTTGTAGATTTTCTCAATAATGAAGCCGTAGCGTATGACATTGAGTCAGTTCCAAGTACACCAATATACAAACAATATACTGATGGTAGCAGTATAAAACAATTAATATTTATATTCGCAAGCCGAGAGACATACAGTGCAGATGTAAATCAATGCATTGAAAATCTTTCATTTTATGAAAATTTTGAAAATTGGATATACAACAACAATGAGAATGAAATATATCCAATTCTTGATAGTGGGAAACAGTCAATAAGCATTGAAGTATTGACAAGTGGATATGCATTTTCTGCTGAAAGCAATACCGCACGCTATCAAGTACAACTGCGGTTATTATACGAGGAGGTATAAATAAATATGGGCATTGTACAAAGACATAAAAAAATTGCATTCATGGGTGTGAAAGGTGAAAGTGGCACTATTGTATATACAAGAATGCAAAAGTTTACAAGCCTAACACAGAATAAAAACTCGATTGAATATTCACGTCAGTATGTTGATGAGCCGTTCAATCGTACAGATGTTATGGGATATGGACCCACTATAGATTATGCATTTGATAAACATACAGCGGATACTGTCCAGACTGATATTATAAATATCACAGATAAAGAGCTTATGGGTGACGATGCAGTACGAACAATTGTAATAGTTGACCTCAGTGCTGCAGAACCAACAGCAATTAAACGTGACTATTCAATAATTCCATCGAGTGAGGGCGACAACATTAATGTTTACACATATTCTGGTTCATTTAAAGCTCGTGGAGCTGCCGAAGCGTGTGCAACGGTAACATCAAACGATGAATATCAGACTATATCGATTACTTGAAATTATGGGGCTGAGGGAAATCTATTATCCTTAAGCCCCAAAATTGAAAACTCAGAAATAATAACTAAACAGGAGGACAATTAATTGGCTAAAATAGAGATAAATGGTGTTGCCGTTGACTTTAATCTTGGCGATGCCGATAATATGGAACGTTACGAAAATGCACTTGAAAAAATGAGAAATGCAGATGCTAAGATTGCTCAGATAAATAAAATGTCTGAAAAAATTAGAGCATATTGTGATATCTTCAGTGGACTTTTTAAGGATATTTTCGATTCTGAAACAGCAGAAAAAATATTAAACGGTGTGCCTACAAACATAATAGCATATGAAAAACTCTATACTGAATTTCTTGAAGGCATAAAAGCACAAACCACAGAAATAATGGAGTCAAGGGCGAAAATTATATCTAAGTACACTCCAAAACAAATTAAAAAATGATAAATATATTCTATGAGGACTTACCAACAACAATAACTGCTAATGGGGCAAAGTATAAGATAGTCACTGACTTTCGCGAATGGCTTAGATTCGCCGATATGATTGAAGACAACAGCCTTACAGTATATGAAAAAATATCGCTTCTTTCAAATTGGATATATGATGTTCCGAAAACATTAACTCAGGAAATAATCAGCTCAGTATTTTCATTTTATCGTGCAGATGAACTCGAACCGTTAAACAATGGCGATGAATATGATGATGATAGCGTAAAGACTCCTCCATTGCTTAATTGGAGAATAGATGCAAAATATATTATCGGAGATTTCCTTAAGCATTATGGAATTGATTTGCTTAGTGCTAAAATGCACTGGTGGAAATTCCAATGTCTGCTTATATCGCTCCCTGATAGCTCAAATGTTCAAAAACGTATAGCATATAGGGGAGCTGACCTTTCCAAAATTAAAAATAGGCCTGAACGTGACAGAATTGCAAAAATACAGCGTCAATTATCGATTCCATTTGAGATAAGCGATGAAGATATAGGCAATATATTGGGTGGTGATTTATGAGATGTTTGACGGTACACTGAGATTTGACACAAGCATTGACAATAATGGTTTTAAGTCTGGTATCGGAAATCTTGGAAAGCTTGCCGATGCAGGATTAAAAGCTGTAAAAGGACTCGCAATAGCATCAACGGCAGCGGTAACAGCAGGAACTGTAGCACTTACAAAACTTACTAAGGCAGCAGTATCAGGATATGCTGATTATGAACAGCTTACAGGTGGTGTAGAAACACTCTTCGGAGCTGGTGGAAAAAGTATTGAAGAGTATGCACAGTCTGTAGGCAAGTCAGTCGAAAGTGCAAAAAGTGATTATGATAAACTAAACTCTGCTCAAAGCACAGTTCTTGCTAACGCAAATAATGCATATAAGACAGCTGGGATGTCTGCAAATAAGTATATGGAAACTGTTACAAGTTTCTCAGCATCGCTTATAAGCAGTTTAGGCGGAGATACTGCTGCTGCTGCTGCAAAAGCAGATATGGCTATTACCGATATGGCTGATAATGTAAACAAAATGGGTTCAAATAGTGAAGATATTGAAAATGCCTATAAAGGATTTGCAAAACAAAATTACACCATGCTTGACAACCTAAAGCTGGGCTATGGTGGAACAAAAGAAGAAATGCAAAGACTACTTTCTGATGCTGAAAAGTTTTCAGGGGTAAAGTATGATATTTCAAGCTATTCAGACGTTGTAGATGCAATACACGTTGTTCAGACTGAAATTGGAATAACCGGTACAACGGCAAAAGAAGCATCAAGCACAATACAGGGTTCAATGGCAGCTATGGGAGCAGCATGGGAAAATTTCATTACTGGAATGGCTGACCCTAAAAGCAATTTTGATACGCTTTTAAACAATCTTATAGACAGTGTAATGACATTTGCTGATAATATCATACCTCGTATTGCTGCGACTATTCCAAGACTTGTAAGTGGCATATCAGAGGTGATTTCAAAGCTTGCAAAATATATTCCAGGAGAGCTGAAAGTGCTTATTCCTGCTGTTATGGACGGAATTAAAAATATCACGTCAGCAATTACTGAAATAGCTCCTGAATTAATGTCAATTATCAGCAATCTTATTCCAGAACTAATAAGCGACATAATAACAATTATTCCGCAATTTGCCGAAATTGGGATTAGCTTGATTTACACAATTATAAGTGGATTAACTGAGAACCTGCCACAAATAGCTGACTGCATTGTTGAAATGATAAATTCTATTTCAGAATTGCTCGGAAACGAGGACAGCGTTTCTAAAATGATAGAGGGAGCAGGAACATTATTTAATGGAATAATAGCAGCAATACCTCCTATAATTGAAGCTCTTATAAATGCTCTTCCAAATATCATATCAGCCGCTGTACAGATACTCTCCGAAGGTGTTCCTTACATAATTGACGGCTCAATAAAACTACTTATGGGAATAGTTTATGCACTTCCAGAAATTATCAAGGCTCTAACAGATTCAATTCCTACACTAATAACTGGGATATCAGATTTGCTCATTAACGGTTTGCCACAAATTATAGACGGGGCTATACAGCTGCTTATGGGAATTGTTGAAGCACTTCCTACAATAATAGATGCACTTGTAGACGCTTTGCCTGAAATCATATCCACAATTATTACAACACTTATATCTGGACAAGGTGAAGTTATCGAGTGCGGTATAAAGCTATTAGGAGCGCTAATTGAAGCTATACCGATTATTTGCATAGATATTATTTCATCAATTCCTGATATAATCAGTGCTATTTTAAATGGACTTGCTAATGGAGCACCGAGCATATTAAACGAGGTTTCAAGTATATGGGAAGCTATAAAGGACGTGTTTTCAGATGTAGGAAGTTTTCTGGGAGGTATATGGAATGAAGTTGCTGACAGTGCAACAAGTGGAATAAATTGGCTTATAAAGAAAGTCGAAAGCGGAATAAATTTTCTTATACAAGGTCTTAATGATGTAGGATTTGACTTGCCTGATGCCCTTGGCGGTGACCATATTGGATTCAATATTCAAAGGATTTCACTTCCAAGGCTTGCTAAAGGTGGAATAATTGATAAACCAACAATAGCTCAAATTGGTGAAGCAGGAACTGAAGCAGTTCTTCCACTTGAAAATAATACAGGTTGGATAGCTGCATTAGCACAGAGAATATGTGTAGACTTACAATCATCAAAACTTAATTCCGATTTGACTATACCTGACAGTACACTGACAGCTTTCACCAATCAAATTGGTATAGCACAGCATATAGCAGCAGCTCAGCCTTCGGCAACATCTGAAATTATAAATAATAATTATTCATATAATTCAGGAACCAAGTCAGAGTTATCACAGCCACAGCAGCCAATGACGCTGAATGCACAATTTATTGTTGGAGAAAATATAGTTGCCGATGGGATACTCGATGTTATTTCTGACAAAGTTGACCGACGTCAAGGAATAAAAATTCAAATGAAAAAGAGAGG